GTACAGAGCAGCACCACTAACAATCGCACCAGCAACCAGCGTGGGGGTGACACCTTCCAGATCAGTATCCAGCAGCAGCCCAGCGAAGACGCGGAGACATTTGCCCGGCGAGTAGCGCGACTCATCCAGCAGCAGCGCCGCCAGGAAAACGCCGGCGCGCTGTTCGATCAGCCAGCGGGAGCCTAGAACATGGCAGCAATAATGATGCGGCTTGGCCAGTTCGCCTTCGGAATTGACACCGCGGCGTATCAGCAACTCAGCCGCACCAGCGAATACCGGTGGGGATCGCAGGATCGGATTAGCCAGATGCCCGCCCTCCAGGCTCTGGGCCCTGGCAGTGAGTCCATCAATCTGGATGGCACCATCTACCCCGGTCACCGCGGCGGAACTGACCAGCTCAACGACATGCGCTCAGAGGCCGGGCGGATGCAGCCGCTGATCCTGGTGGACGGCCGGGGCTTTGTTCATGGCCGGTGGGTCATCGAGCGGGTCGAAGAGGGCCAGTCCATCTTCGCCCACCGTGGAGCCCCCAGAAAGCAGACGTTCCGGCTGCAGCTGAGGAAGTACGACAATGGCGTATAGATACACCACCCGGGAAGGCGACACCGCGGACTACATTGCCTGGCGTCATTACGGTCGACAGAATGGGAAAGCTGTCGAGCAGCTCCTGGACGCAAATCCTGGGCTGGCCGATCGCGGCACTGCCCTGCCCGCCGGCATTAAGGTTGATCTGCCTGACCTGCCTGAACCAGAGCGTGAAAACGGGGTGCGCCTGTGGGACTGAAGCCAGCGTTCCGCATCGAAGCCAATAACAGCGACATCACAGCCACCATCCGGGAGCGGTTCCGCTCGCTCACCATCACCGACAACGCCGGCATCCAGTCTGACAGCCTGACCATCACGCTGGCGGACAACATTCCCGAGCGGCCCATAATGATCCCGAACACTGGCGCCGAGCTGGCGGTCTGGATCGGTTATGACCAGCAAGCTGTGAAGATGGGGCTCTACATCGTGGACGAGGTGGAGTTGTCCGGACCGCCCAACGTAATGATGATCCGCGCAAAATCCGCCCCGCAGAAAAAAACACCTGCCGGCAAATCTGCGCTGCAAACCCAGAAGTGGCGATCATGGGATGCAGACATGACTCTGGGCGGACTGGTCGCCACCATTGCCCAGGAGCACGGCATGGAACCATCGGTGCCGGCAGACCTCACAGCGCAAAAGCTGCCCCATCTCGACCAGGTAGGGGAGTCAGACATCAACCTGATTACTCGAGTGGTGAAGACTTACGATGCCTTTGCCAAACCAGCCAACGGCAAGCTGCTGGTTGTAAAAAAGGCTCTATCTGAAACCGTTTCCGGCACCCCCTTGCCCATTGTCACCGTGGACGCAAAAGAGCTCACTGACTGGTCCGTCACAATTCAGGAGCGGGAGAGCTACAGCAGCGTAACCGCCACCTGGTACGACCAGGACGCTGCCGAAGAAAAAGCGGTTACCGTTGGTGAGGGCGAGCCGGTGAAGGCGTTGCGCCATGGTTACAAAAACGAGGCCGAAGCGAAGGCAGCGGCACAGTCAGAACTGGATGGAAGATCGCGCGGGCAATCCACCCTGTCGTTCACATTGCCGGGCCGGACTGACCTGATAGCGGAAAGCCGCCTCAAGTTGACCGGCCTGCGCCCTGGTATCAATCAGGAATGGCTGGTTACCCGCGTAACGCACACCATCGATGGCAGCGGCTACCGGGTTTCGGGATCGGCTGAAACGCCGAAGTGACCGGCATTAATAAGGGTAATCCTTGGAATAAAGCGACGATCTCAGCCCCGTTTTCAGCCTTTCCTTTGTCCCATCCTTCCATCTTCCGCCCCAAAGCCGCCAGCGTAGAGAGCCTTCTTCACTGATCGCCTCGCTACGCGGCACATCGGAGAAATTTCTTATGGTGATAGAGCCGTCCTCTGGATCAAAGTCTAGCGCCAGCTGATCAACATGATCCGGAAACCAGCCCCGAAGAACGGACCATATTTCGTCCACCAATTCCCATGTTGCCATCCGGCCGCGGAACATTTCATTTAGCCGCACCTCAGCTTCTGCGTTATTGGCTGGCGGGTTTTCTGTTGGCCCCAATTTTAGAGGGAAATCCATGATGTCCATCACTCTCCACTCCTTCTTCTGTTCGCTTCTTCTCTCACAGCGTTAGCCTTTAAGTTTGCCAGCTCCCAAAACGCAGCGTGCATCTTTCGCTCCCCTCTCTCCCACTGCTGCCATGCGCGACGGCTGGTGTGGAGCATGTCGGCGCAGTAGTCCTGAGCAGCAGTTATGCCGAGACAGTCGCGGGCTTGAATTCTCTCTCGCAGCTCCACCACTTCACTCGGATGCGGGCTTTTGCTCGTCATTCAGCTTGTCCTCGATCCATTGCTTTAAGCCTTTTTCTTCCCGCTGGGCCTGCTTTACCCAACGGGTTTTGTTGGCCCGCCGGGTTTCGAAGTGGATGACGGCGGTTTCAGCTTTTGCCATCGTCAAAGTCCTGCAGCCTGTTTTGCGCATCCCAGTAATCAGCGGCCTGGTCACTTGCTGACATCTGCTGGTGGGCCTTGGTCATGATGGTGTAGGCGGCGCCCATGTTGGCGGCCCCAAGATCAACGCGGGCCAACGCCTTGCCATCGCCATCCATGTGCGCCACGGCTGCGTTATAGACTGACTTTGCGCCATGCTTTTTGATGGCCTCGCTTACGATATCCATAATCCCCTCCGGAATGCCGCCCCGAGGGGCGGCTGCATAATCACTGAACTTTTGGCATTTGGCTAGCCACATTGCGAGCGTAACCAATGGCCGTCAGCTCGGTTGGGTGGTCACCTCGAAACTGTTTTGGCAGGCTGTTATCGACGAACCTCCAAGAGCGATGAGCGTGGCAGCCTTCCACCACTTCAATGCTGCCGCTCATTGGGTCGTCAGAATCGGCGATGCGCACGATTTCATAACCGTTGATGTTTGCGATGAACTGGATGTTGTCGATGTTGCTCATGATGCTTCTCCTTTCGGTCCCCGGTTCCGCCGGGTCGGAAGAGTTGTTTTCCTCAACTCTTGATATGTAGTTTATGCGCATTGCGCGCACTCGTCAACACCACTCACGAAAATAAACGGAGTTTTCTCGTGAGCCGCGTCTCTGTTTGTGCCAACTGCGACCGCCTGCGATAATTCGCCAGCATTTTTAATAAAAGTTCGCGCCAAGCCGCGATCACTGTGAGTAAGATTGTGAGTAACGCGCGCCACCCTCACATTACAATCAGCTTAAAAACAGGCGGTTACAAGCTAAATGATCTTGATGATCGATAATTGTGATCGTGTCCATTTCAGTTCTAGTCAGTTCGCGCCCCTTCCGTAACCCTTTGTTTTGCAATGCCCCGCGTTCATATGAGTTCAGCCCGATTTGTGGCAAGCCGCGACTACTGTGAGTAAGATTGTGAGTAACGCCGTTTTCAGCAACCGTTACTCACAGACTTCGCTCATGATCACTGATACCAAAGCTCGCAAGGCAAAACCCCGAGATAAAACCTATCGCATCTCAGACTCCGGCGGCCTGGCCCTGGAGATTCGCCCCAGTGGCGCCAAGTTCTGGCGGTACCGATACCGCCTGTTTGGCAAAGCCGGCATGTTCACTGTTGGCGAGTACCCCACTATCACCATTGCCGAAGCCCGGGAGATCAGAGACTGGGCGAAGAAGTGCGTGGCCAACGGTGAATCGCCTGCTGAGGTACGCAAGCGCGACCAACGAGAGAAGCTGGCGAAAGATCAATGCACGCTCGAGGAAGTCAGCAAGGAGTGGATTTCCAAGCACGAGAGCCATTGGACTGACGGCTATTATAATCAGGTAAACCGGCACTTCGAGAAGGACATATGGCCGAACCTTGGGCACCTGCCCGTTGATGCCATCACGCCGGCACAGATCCTCGCAGAGCTACAGCGGGTGGAAAAGCGTGCACCGACCGTGGCCGTCCTTATGCGCCAGTGGCTTGCGGCCGTTTACCGGCATGCTGTCGCCACTCTGCGCACAGATAGAGACCCAACAGCCCCGCTGCAGGGATCCATCAAGAAGCCGAAGACCAAGCACAAGCCTGCATACAGCATTCAAGAATTCGGCAAGCTGGTTCGGGTATTGTGGCCAAAGGAAGAGCCGATCGCGTACCGAACAACGGAAATTGCGATCCAGCTGTTGGCGCTTACGTTCGTGCGCACAGTGGAAGTAAGGCGGGCTCAGTGGGATCAGTTCGACCTGGAATCAGACACGCCCACATGGATCATACCTGGCGAGAAGATGAAGCGGGGCGTTACTCACATCGTGCCGTTATCACACCAGGCTGTAGCACTGATTAAAGAGCTGAAGACGCTGACCGGAAACCGCACGTTCTGCTTCCCGAATTACCGAACCCCCACAAGATCAATGTCGGCATCGACCATAAACCGGGTTCTCGAGCGGAACGGTTATCGCCTGCTGTTCAGTGGCCACGCCTTCCGGACAACGGCCAGCACCATACTGAACAACATAGGATTCGATGGCGACTGGGTGGAAAGGCAGCTGGCGCACACTCCGGGTAACAAGTCGCGGGCATCATACAACCACGCAAAGTACATGGAGCAGCGCCGAATCATGCTGCAATGGTGGGCAGACCTGATCGATGTTCTCAGGCTGCATGAGGGGACTTCTCGGCCTTCGGTGCCTCCGCTGCCTGCCATTGTGCGTCAAGCCATTGGCGCAGATCATCCCGGTGCCAACGCTTCCCCCATGCCATTTGACGACCGTCTGGGAACAGCCCTTCATTGATCAGCTTGAAAAGGGTTGTGCGGCCCATGCCGCAGTAATCCGCCGCCTGCTGGGCAGTCATCAGCTCCGGGGTTACCTCCGGAGCTCTTTTCGTGCGCTGCCTTGCTTTCTGTACCATCAGCATTCCTCCCGTTCGCTGGCAGCCGCCAGCATAATCTCGTGGCTGTGTTCTTCAATTATCCAGGGGCCATACCGCACCAGGCCCAAATCTCTCAGCAGGTTCAGATGCTTGCTCACCTCGAACGCTGAACCACCCGTGGCTTCCAGCAGCTGGCGGAAGCTCAGCGACTTCTGGCCCACGGCCTCGATGATGCGATCCATCAGCGCGGTGTCAGTTGCCCGCCGCTCGGTCTTGAAGCCCCAATCGAACAGGTAGCTCTCCGGGATCTGGTGGCCGCGCCATTCGATGGTTTGCCCTGGCATGTATCCGCCGTGATCGATTCCTCGGGCTGGCGGATCTGCTGGAAATAGATCTGCTTGGCTCACTGGTCACCTCCGGCTCTCTCTGATCTCGCGCTCCAGCTCGTCGCACTGGCGCCGGATCTGCCGGTTTACGTATGACGCCCAAGCCAGCCCGCCAATGGAAAGCACGGCGAATGCTAAGGCGAGTATTATTGTTGCTGTATCCATTACTCGTCTCCGATGACCGCATCAATGACGGCCAGATCCCGTTCCAGCCCGTGCTTCTCCTGGAAGTATTCCGGCACGTAGTCTGACCACTCGTGTAAAATGGCCCGAGCTTCCTTCAGCACCGCTTCCAGTTCCGCCACCCGCGCCTGGCTCTTCTCAGCCGTTGCCCGCGCATCATCAAACCAGTCCTGTAGGTCGAGGTTTGCGATTTGCAGCTGGCCAATCGCATCATACAAAGCGCTGATATCGCGCATTTGCACCGCCGGCCAGCCCTCCGGCTTGTGGTCTAGCTCTTCCATATACTCTGAGTTGTTTATCTGGATGCCCACCTCTCCATCAAACAGTCGTCTACGCATCATCGCCGGAGCCCTCCTGTATTCCATGACCGTTCTGGCGAGTCATGCCAACGGCAAAAATCAATGAAATTGTCGAAGCAGTCCCCGAATTCGCGGAAGCGTTGGTATCTCTGCTGGCTCTT